TGTGGGAGGGCTGCATAAACTTGATTGGCGAAGTCCTCGTAACCCTCTGCGTCGCGAATTCGCCAAAAAAAGTTGGTTGGTTGGTTGCTGGCGGAGCCAATAGCTGAACTTCCCGTGTAGTTGGTTGTGTCTCCTTTAAAAAACCGGACGGTCCCGTCAGAGCCTGTAACCTCAGCAAATCCTAAAGTTGCGTTACCGGCATTTCGAACGACTCCTGCGCTAATGGTTGTGGATGCTGCCGGCCTAAACCGAGCGGGAACCGCAGTATCTAGCCTTATTTGGTTAGCTGCGCTTGCAATTCCAGGAGTACAGTTGGCTGTCGCAAAAACCATATTGGCAACTCTTCTTAATTGTAGAGTGTATGCCGTGGTAATTGCAGACGCTGTCGTTCCTGTAACCGTGATTTCCTCGAATGGGCTAGGAGACTTTACAAGATCAATATTGGCGGCGGGTTGATAGTTGGCGGCGGCGATTCCATAAGCCATGCTTAAATCTGTGATCAACGTTAGGGCCGTTAAAGTTCCAGACCAGTTCCTTATGTCTATTCTAAATTTCCCATCGGCGAATACGATAGCTTGATAGTTATGACTAGGCGCGGCCAGAGTAACGTTTACTACGTTAACTTCAGGTCTAAATCTTTGAGGGATAACTCCCACGGCTGATTCGGGCTGGCTGTCAGAAGGAAAGGTAAAGGACTCGACCTGATTTAGTGTAACAATTCTACCTTCCCTAATAAGGCGAAAAGATCCCGCTGTGAAGTTACCGCTACCGGCCACACTTACAAGAAGCTCTTCTCGGTCAAGAATTCCAATAGCCCCTGCATTCGGTCCAATAAATACGTTGTCGATTTTAATGTCATACACAGCCGCGTTGACCGTCGAAATATGAAGTAAAAATCTGTATTGAAAAGAGCCCATCGTGTCAAAAGTAAATACGTGCTCGTATTTCCCTAGAGCGATTTCTCTCTGAGTTGTTGGGATAATAGCGAAATTGGAAAATCCTAGATCAACTTCAATCCAAACGGTTACATCACCGGCAACATAATTTGGGTGCTGGCTATTAACCAAAAAAGAGCCGCTTAAAAATGACTCCGTGTAGGCATTATCAATAGTCATCCAGTTCGTTCGGACACCCTGACCCTGTCGATTAGCCCCATCCTTTGCAAGCTGCCCAGACGCAAGCCCAACAAGGGGCTCGAATACACTAGTGCCAAATGTGGGATTAGCGGTTGGAGACCCGGAAGCATTCGCCTCTGGAACGGGTCCCGGCGTCGTGTTCGCATAACGATTCCAACCAGTCGAAGAGGGGCCCTCGAATGTGGAAGTTATCCCGGCCTCCACAATGTAATTTATATCTCCGCCTCCCCCGGCTTCACCCCATTTTAAAACAACATCGCCTCCGCTTACCGTACTAACTACCGGAGCTTGACCAACCGATGGGCGAGTAGGAGGAAGCGTTATCGCTTGAGATTGCGTAGGATTCCAAGCAAAACTAGATTCTGTCGCCCCATTATCAAACGACAATCTCTTTACCGTCGCTGCCGAGTCGCCAATCGTGAACTCGTTTCTTTTTGTTCCTGACGCGTCGTCAGTTATTACGGAACTAATATCAACAATGATAGCCCCGTCGGTGGCGTCAGAAATGGAAACGAACCCAACGCTTTGTTCTAAAAGCGGATGACTCGGCCTCGTAGAAGTTAAGCTTCCATTGGTGCCAACGAAAATCTCAGTTCCGACGGTCCATGCTGAGGTGTCAAATCCAGTGAATAACCCCCAGACAACAATGATTCCGTCATCACCAGAAGCAATGTCACTTCTTGCAATACCTATCGCAGGCATCTCCGTCGGATCACCATTATCAGCGTAGCGAACTTGTAAAACTCCAGAAGCGACCCCATGAACGTAAACAGGTGACCCCTTCGTAATAGGACTTAAAGAAGAGTTGTTTACCGTTTGAACTCTCTGAGAAGCAGTTCCAGAAGCGGGAGAACCATTATTGGTTAGCTGAATTGAATTTCCAGCACCGTCATTATAAAAAAGATTCCCTAAGGAAACATAAGTCCTGAGTAGTCCGCTACCCGTCGGATTAATTGGAACTGGCAGACTTACCATTTGAACACTGTTTAAAGAATTCGCCTCGTTCGAGTTGAAATCTAAACCCGTATTAATATTCATCGCCGCTGGGGTGATCCGAATCCCCTTGTTATCCGTATGATCGTGAAGATCGATAACCTCCATTGCCGTGTTGATATTATCGGCCCATAAAGGACCGGGCGTAACATTCGGGCTTGGAAGATTTAAAAATAAATTAGGCGTGATCGTCATTGCTTAACCCTCGTTGCTTCAATAAATCCATCTCTTACATTCCTAGAAGACACCGTTCCTCCGGCCGTCGCAATTCTAGCGCGCGCATCAATTTTTCCACCAGGCCAATCAAGATTTCCTTGAACAATAACCCACGCACGATAAGTAAGTGCATCTGCAAGCGGCAAACCCGCTCCCAGTCCCACTCCTGACGTGCCAGACGTATTTTCTAAAACAATAAGATCGTTTAAATTAAAAATTCGACAAGTACCTTCCACCGTCGTCGGAACTCCGCTTGTCATTATAACCTCGCAAAGACATCCCGACCTAATCTTGTAAACACCCCGAGGGAGATCCAAGTTTCCAAAAGACGTATTCACGCCACTCGCTAATGCGGTTTTAACTAAACCATAATTTGAAAAAAGTGATGGCAATTCGCCTTGTAAAAAAACGGCCACCTCATTTAAGGCGTCCCTTACGTTATCTTGAACTTGCATCAAGTCCAGATTTCCAGTTCTAATTTGCCGAAAGCCCTTCATTAGAACAAAAAGCCATCAAGAACGGTAGAAGTTACATCGGTAACTCGGTCAGAAGATCCTTCATCCCGATTTTCGGCGGCCTCTTCGATTCTTTTATTCATCATTTGCTTCGAAACAAGAAGCCCCTGTATGTCAGACTCTTCTTTTTCTTTCATTTTGATGGCAGCATCTATGATGACATACTCTTCATAGCCATTGATTCCATCAAAAGTATCCGTATCTAAAACAAGTCTCTCGGAAATAGGTACATACCAAACAAGAATTTCCCTAGAAGCGTCCGGATCTAAAAAGTGAATCTTGTTTCCAAGCAATCGATAGCGATAATTATCAAAAAATGTCCGAGAATTTCTCTCGATAAACATGAAAGGCTTTAAAGTAAGATTGCTATCAGAGTTTCCCCTAACCAGATCGACCCCGTTTATCTTATAAAAATCTACCGGTAGATCATACTCAAGAACTCCCGGCGCCGTCGTGATCGTGAACTTCTTTAGATAATAATTAGCCCCAAACTTCTGGACCAATATGTCGTAAAGCTCCGCTAGAGAGTCGTTTATATAAAAATTAAGCTCGGATTCCTTGATGAACGTCGAGTTTTCCATGTCCGCTCGCTGCCTAGCTCGCGTCTTCATTTCAATAAAAGTAACAGGCCTAGCCATAAAACCTTTTCTCCCTAATAAAAACGGGGAGGGCTTTTATACCCTCCCCGTTTAGTTTCACCTGTCCCCTTAAAAGCCTGAAAGTCTTTTAAAGAGTCATCTGAACAAAGCTCCGAAGGGCTTCTTTAACCATTAAAGGGTCTTTCGCCTCGAAGCCTTCCATCATCTCTTCCGCTGCAGAGGTGAGGGCTAATTCTAAATCTTCTTCCCCACTATCTTCTTCTTCAGTAACAGCTTCACCATCCATCATCACGGCAAGGCCAGCTTTTTCTCTCTCGTCAATTTCCATAATTACACCGCTACGCTTGAGTTTTTAAGTCCGATGTCGATATACAAAACAGTGCCATTTGCAAGCTCAGTTGCGGTTGCAGCTGTTTTACAAATAAACTGAATCGTTTTTGATCCAACGTCCGCAGTTCTCAATTGAAAAGTCATGTCCTGGTTAGTCGCTAGAAGCTGCACAATGCCAAAATGAAAAAGCTCGTTGTAGCTATCTTGCAAAGTAAGCGTGTAATCCCCAGCGCCGTTTCGAACGATCGACTGAACAAAAGGTGCATCCAAAACTGTGGGCACACCACTAGCTGCAATACTCACTTTTGCATGTGTATACACACGGCCCGTTTCAGCTGCCTGCGCATTTTTAAAATATCTAGAAGCCATTTATTTTCTCCCTAAAAAGAGCGGTCAAAGGGGGAGGGTAATCTTACAAACCCCCCCCCTAAAAACCACGTTACTTAATCAAGCGCGATTCTGCCGTTAAACCCAGGAGCTCTTGAACCAAGCTGGTAATAACCACCAACTCGAATTTCAACGCTATCTCCATCGTTATCTCGAAGCATTTTCAAGCCATCGCTCATTAAAATCTTTGTAGCGTCTCCAAGTGAGTAAAGCTTCCAAACATTCATGTCTAACATCCAAGCCACTTTGTCCGGGCAGTTCTGATCTGCAAGAACAGTGATTGGAGCTCGGCTACCGTGAATCATGATTCCGCGGAATCCGATTTCAGCACTTGCTTTGCAATCGACGTACTGGACCTTAGAGCCCAAAGACTTTTCTAGATCTGCAAACTTGTCGTAGTTAACGAAGCAATAATTAGGAGCTCCGCCTTCTCGGCCAACGCGTGCCGCGCCACCAATAAGAGCTTCCTCAATGGGCATTCCAGTTCCGTTAAACCGAATCCCTCCCAAACGAGTTGCATCAACCGCTCGGTCGACCCCGAAAAAAGGAGTTGAAGTTGGAGCAGCTGCAGGAATCCAAGCCTCTAAACCTGAAACTTTTAAGCCCAAGTCACCATCAACGTTGATGAAATCGTCTGTATCGATTGCCGCCCAGATGGCAGAAAGGTTAGATGCGAAAGTCAAAGTTCCAGCGTCTCGGTTAATAGCAGTGATCGTTCCTCTTGCTCCACCGTTTCTCAAAGTAGCGACAGTAGCAGCGGAAGATAGTTGAACAACTTGTCCAACTTCAAAAGCAACCACATCATTGGGATCAGTCAAAGTAAGAACGGGTACTGCAAAACCAGTGTTTGCAACGCGTCCGATTGCTCCAGAACCATCTCGGTAAAGGCCGGTTGCCAAAGATCGAGATGCCGACATGATCGCGCCGTCAATTTCCGTGATAGCAGCTTCCATGAAAGCATTTTCGTTTCCTACAGAAGCTTCCATTGTTTCGTTGTCAATCGACGCCAAAGAGTAATCTCTTACTCGGGTCAAAACGAAGTCAGTGTAAAGTCCGGGTGTTTTGTTCGCTTTTGCTCGTGCAAAGCTAGCAGATCGACCCTGAGGTGTTCCGTAAGTAATAGGAACAGGAAGGTTCTTACCACCGAAATCGGTATATTTAGAAATCAAAGCTAGAAAAGGATGGTCTTTGTATACCATGTTTTCTACGCGGTCGTTTGTGTAGTGTTCTTTTAAGATCGCCTCGTAAGAGGTTAGGTCAAGAGTTGTCATTTTTTGTTAGCTCCAAGTCGTAGTTGAATAAGTTTTTCTGCAAGTGCCTTGATTGACTCGTCTCTACTCAGAACTTTCTGAGTGTTAACAGGCCTATCCTGAAATTGCAGGTTACTGAGTGTATTCGTCCTTGGAGCTGCTTTTTGGACCCGGAGAGACTGCTTTTCTTTTTCGAGAGATTTTTGATCTCCCATCCCAAATATCGATTTTAGCTTCGCAGACTTCCCTAAAACATCCTTCAAATGGAGTTCTAGTCTTTTCTCAATTTGCTCCGCTGCCTGGTCGATACTTAACACTTGACCAGTACCCCCCTCTTTCTCTGTCGAAAGATAGTGGTCAACCATTAGATTGTATACAGATTGCGGACTTTCGAGAACCCTAGTCAATTCATATTTTTCATTACCCGCGGTAAGCGTCTCGGAAATCGACCGATAAAAAGCCTGAACCTTCTCCGTTTTTTGAGTTTCATCAGAAAGACGACGGGCCTCTTCCAGATTCTTTTTCTCCTCTTCTCGATCACTCTCCAACCTGTTTAGCTTCTCCTCCATGCTCTCAAACTTTTTCTCTTCATCGGTCTTCGCGCTCGTCAAATAGTATTCAACGACGTCTTGATAGGTCATCCCGGCAACCTCGAAAAGCTTCTCAGGGTCCTTTTTAGCGTTCTTTAAAGCCATTTTAACGTGGGCGTCTTTTTCGCCTTCCGACTTTAATTGCGCCTCCATCTTAGAAACGCTCTCTTCTCTCTGACGAATTTGACGCTCCTTCTTAGTAAGCGCTGCAAACTTAGGGGAAAACGCATCCTCTACCTTAACGGGCGCTTCAACTTGTCCCGGCGCTTCAACTTGACCCGGCGCTTCAACTTGCTCTGGTGTTTCAACTTGCTCTGGTGCTTCGATTGCTGAATTAGTCCAACTTGGCTTTTGTTCTACAACTTGTTCCATACTTTTTTTCTCCTCTTTAAATAACTTGTGCCATCGCTTGTGGCGTATTAACGGGCAATAAATCCGAGCGCGGTGCTGACTCAGGATTAGCACCGGGCAAAGCGGGCATTTGCTGTGGCATTGACGCGTCTATCATCGATTGGGCCTGGCTTATCCACTTAACCATTAAACTCAATCGCTCTTGATCCACGTCGTTAATCTTTGCCCTCAAATAAGCATTCCGAAGCCTTCTTATCCCAAAAGCTAAACCCATAATCGGATCAGGCGCGATAAACTTAGGCCGACCGCGACCCAGTAAACCGTCAATCACCTTGTCCATCAACTCAGATTGAGCCGTCAAATCGTTATAAACGTTTTCCAAGTCAGGAAAATCAAGAAGCTGGATCGCTACTTCCTTCTCAATAAAGCCAGCCTGAGCAAGCTCTTGAACTTCTGCCAACCTCGCGGAAGGTGTCTCGGAAAGAGCACTCGTCGGGAACATCTTCATCGAAAACTTATCCCGATCTAGATCAACTTCCTTCCATTTGATCTTCTCAACTTGCCTCTTTCCTACGGCCATCACCCCAAAACTCGGGTCATCCTCGGAAATCTCCTTCGACAAATCGACAACATGATCACTTATATCCAAAAAGAAATTCTCATATCGCTGCCCGTTCAAAATAAACCTCTCGGTCTGAATATCGTTATACGTCCTCATGGCCTTACCGGAATTAAGCCCCTGGGGCTTTAGACCCTGAGCGTTTAACTGAGATATGCCCGTGATCTCGAAAGCTCTCGAATAAAGCCTGTCTAAATGATTAAAAAGCTCCGGAGAAACCGAACTAATCGCCTCAATCGTCGGCTTTACCCCTGAGTAGGTGATCATTCCGCCGATTTCATTGTTAAAATGGCTCTTAACAATCTTCGAACTCGCCTCAATGAAAACCTTTGGAATAGACAAAAGGTGCATCGCCTTTTGAATCGTTCGCAATATCTTATTAATCTCAACCTGTAAGCCAACCAACTCGTCCACTAAACCAGTCGCCCAAAAACCAAGAGGCGGTGGACTATATTTCAAGAAAACAAAAGGAAACTTGGTCCTCTCATAAGACTCATCAAGTATCGTTGCACCCTCGATCGCTATAATATGACGCCCGTCATTCGAGTTCGGGCCAGATGGCAAATGCCAAGCCTCCACAATCGAGACCGAATCAGAAAGCGACTGGCTATCAAAAGAAACTCCACTCGTTCTCTCAAAATCAATCTGTCCGGCCGACATAATCGCCGCCGCGTGATCCGGATAGTTCTCTAATAAAACTTCTCTTGGCACCACCTTCTCTTGAAATATTTGACGAGGATGCCCGTAAAAAGATTCTTCTTCATCGACCATTATCTCAGAAGGAAAACATCGCTCTACCTCAATCTTATTCCCGGCCCTAAAAACCTTTACGATTCCGTCACCAAAAAGCTCTGAATCGACAAAGATTTTCTGACCAAGCTCGTAAATATCCAACTCGTAAAAGATACCCTTAATGAATTTCTGCAAGGCCTTGGCTTTTAATTGCTGGTCCCAAGCACCACCCTCGGTAAGAAAAGTTGGAATCGGCTTATTCTTAGAAATCCGATTTGCCATAGTGTCGACCATCGTCTTCACAACATTTAAAGAAAGCCTGTCGTTCTGCTTTGACGCCTCGAAACGATGATAAGTCGAAGACGTAAGCCCCAGATGAGGCATATTTCCATACATCCTCAAATTCCTGAGAAGTCTTTCTCTTCTCATCGTCTGATTCATTTTCAAATATCGGAAAGCCGCTATCACGTCTTCGTGTGCGCCTTTTTCGTTATCGGCCTTCCACCAAAACCGTCGAAGGGCACTGCTCTTTGTATAAGTAAAATCTGGCATCTGCTTTAAACTCCCGCCGAATGATAAAGAATGTCTTCATCCTCTTCGTTTTCTATTTCTGTCGTTTTTGTTTCTTCCGTCTCATGCAAGAAGCTCAATTCCGAAAACTCTATTTCTATTCCATCAAGCTTCAGTCTCTTGATTCTATTTTCTTTTGCAAATAGAGCTATCGTTTTAAATTTCTCAATGTCCATCTTCCCACCACGTCCTTTCACTATTTTTTGAATGCCTCTCGGCTTCTAAATTTTCCTGATCAATCATAAACCTCTCGTCATCGTAACCGACCCTCTCTTGCTTCGGCTCATAAACATAATGTTTGGCTTCCCGAAAAGCGTAGAGCGCTGCATCAAAAAGATCGGCCGGCTGACTCCGGTTCTCCAAGCCATCCGGCGCTTTCTGTAAAACCCGTAATTGATGAATCAAGTCCTTTAAAGACTCGTGAACGAAAAGCCGCTCCTGATTAAGGGAATCATTTAAAACCTGAATCGCCGTTAGCTTGTTCTTTTTCTCGGCCGGCTTAATATGAATCCGCTCCCTATAGATTATCTCTTCCGTTATCGATTTTCCTAAGCCGCCCGTGTCTGCAATAACGAATGAATCCGGATACTTTTCTTTTAATCCACGAATCGTTCGAGAGATTTCCGTGATTAACATATGAGAAGCGCCGTGCGCCTCAATCGCATAAACGTTTGGATGCTCGATCGAATATTGAAGGACCACAAAAGCCGTCTGATCGTTCGAGCCATAATCTACTCCAATGATATGCATCGGGTTTTCCATCTCAGGGACGGTATCGACTATGTTTTTATCCGTAAAATGAACCAGCCTGTTTTCAGAATCCTCTATCCAAACACCAAGCCACTCTCTTTGGAGGGTCGCGTTATCACGTCCCCAGGCGTTTTGCTCCATAACACGGCTTAAAATCTCCGGCCCGTTTAAGTGATCGTTATCTAAAATCGTCCAGTGATGACTAGAAAAGTTTCGCTTCCTGTTCGTGCTCCATTCGTACCAATCGCCGGCACTTACAGGGCCAGGAGTTCCAAGTAACCAAAGCGGTCCATTTAAATCTTGGAGGCCGGCATCCAAAACACTAAAAACTAGCTCGTTTAAAAGGGTGGGCCTAAAAGATTGGCACTCATCGACCACCGCCATTCCGTATTTTGGGCCCCTTAGCCTAGAGATTAAGTCTTTCTGGTCCGCCCCATAGCAGAAAATCGTCGCCTTGTTCTCGAAGATAATCGAAAGCTTAGTTTCATTTGATTCAAACTTGATTCCGTACTGCCCGAGAAGATCGAGAAGCATCGACCAGATAATCCTCAACGCTGATTCTTTTGTAAGCGCTATGTAGGGATGCTGAATGCCAGGGTTCATGAGTGCTGCCCTGATAAGCCCGTCGGCGGCGACGGTCGTTTTACCCGCACGCCTAGAGCATAATGCGATTTTCCTTTTCGACGGGTCCTTATCGAAGTCTAACTGCTTCTTAAAAAGAATTTCTCCGGGGCCCCTCTCTTTGAATGAGGGGTTAAACCGTCGATTAAACTCGACTAGAACCGCTTTTGCCTGATCCCTATCCAAGACTTATTTCCACAAGTCATCGGCATCTTTTTTTGTTTTTGAAGTCTTAACGGGTTTAACTATGTCGTCGCATACCTCCGCGAACTCGACGTTTCCAGTACCAATGGCCTTCGCGCTATCTCCGTTTCTAATGATAATCATTCCGGATTCCAGGATGATTGAATCGCAATTTTTCTCGATGTCAAAACTCGTTTGCATATTCCGGAAGCCATCCTCCGTAGGGATTGCTCGATGTACTTTTAGTCGTTTGAATTTCATTGGTTGGTTCCTTCCTTCTTTTAAAGAATTCATAGGGATTAAATATCCCGAACTCGTTCAAGATATATTTTGAGGCGTATGTTTCATGAGAATAGAAATAGAGATCGTTCGTATTAATTCCAGTGCTTTCAAGGAGTTGGTTCGCCAATCCAAGTTTTCTAAATATCTGTTTCACGTAGGCATAATGGATTGTCGGAGTTTTTGAGGTTTCAAAAAGAATGTAACCAAAAAGCTGGTCATCATCGTCGATACTTGATGCGACGTTGGCATTGGTCCTCGATATGATTTCTAACGCCACTTCTCTATGGTTTGGATAATAGATTTGGGATGGAATTCCTTTGACGGCGCTAGCCCTCCGGTAGGTCCTTAACCAAGTGTCGATAATAAAATTAAGATGGGCTGGGTTCGCCGGGCTTATCTTGATTTTCATGAACAAAACCATCAATTTCTTCTAAAATTTTGTCGATTTGCTGGTGAACTTCTGTCGAATGGACCTCGATTTGATGAAGCTTGTAGTTTAGGTCACCTAGTTTAGCGGCCAAGTTTGCGTAAGCTTGGTTCTTTTCAGACATCGATTGTGGTTCCTTTCAGTGTTTTCTGGGCGATTTCTGCCTGTTCGATTAGTTGATTGTCATTGAGCTGTGTAAGTTTGTTGATCATGTGCTGGAGGGAACCTCCCTCGTAGGTCAGGTCAATAGACTGGACGGATTTGCCCATAACCCTATCAAGAATTGCATCGAGGGCCTTGGTGTCACCGTCGATCGCTTTTCTAAGGGCGCTAACGATGCATTCGTCGAGAGTTGTTATCTTCCAAGGGGCACCGGTTAGGTTTAGGAGCTCTTCTTTGTCGCTATCCAGCCAGTGAAAGAATTTCCTTTTGTACTCAGCGGATTTCTCACGCATAAGTAGGCGGATATCATAGGTGATATAGTTTTTTCCGAATGGATTTCCTGAGACGCCTTTTTTATAGCATCCCGATTTGTCTCTTTCCGGAACGTAGGTTTGGCGGGTTTGACCTTTATAGATCTCCTTGTCCTCGCTCACGAAGGTTTCCTGATGAAAACTTTGTTTAGGGCTTCTAAGCCTATTTTATGGCACTTTTGGGCTGTCAACGTATATCCCCTCGTCTTTAGTTTGTCAGCGAACTTAGCAATATTAAGGGCTTAGACGCGTAGCATTTGTAAAGGAATATTTTTATGTATACCCCTTGCGTTAACCCCTAAAATCGTATACATTGTATATATGAACGAAATACAAAAAGAATACACAGAGATCTTAACAAACATCGAGCGAGAGGCCTCCAAGGAGGGGAATATTTCGGAGTTAGCTTTATCGGCGCTTTTCAGCATTAGGCGAATTCGAAAGATTTTTGAGAGTTTAGAGGCCCGCTGCATGAAGCTTGTAAAGACGATCATTCCTGCGGGGGTTTACGGGCGATATGAGTTGAACATTGCGGAAGTAAAATACGCGACGCCTAGCATTAGTTACGAAGACCTGACCAATGGGATTAATAGTTACTTTGCAGATGAGGCAGAGGCTATCAAGTTTTCAAAATATTTGGACGAGCAAGGGGTTTTCAACTTCCGAGCATCCACAAAAAGATACTCCGTTAAATTGGTAAAATAGGAGAAATATAATGAATAAACAAGAATTAGAGAAAATCTTAGAACTACATAAACGTTGGATCGATGGAGAGGATGGCGGCGTTAAGGCTGATTTTACAGGTGCCAATTTGGGGGGTGCTGATTTTACAGGTGCTAATTTGAGGGGTGCCAATTTAAGCGGTGCTGATTTAAGTGTCGCTGATTTGAGGGGTGCCAATTTGGGGGGTGCTGATTTAAGAATCGCTGATTTGAGAGGCGCCAATTTGACTGGTGCTGATTTAAGGGGCGCTACTTTGGGGGGCGCTAATTTAAAGGGTACTCTCTTTTCAATATGTGAGGAATGGAGGGCAGTGCAATGGATAAAGCGGAGCTAATAGAAATAGAAAAGTTCGTGACAAGTTTCGTACTTGTCCATGACAAGTCACCTACAGATGAACAAGTGTTAGAGCATCTAGAAGCGGTCAAATTGGCATCTTTTGGGTGGGAGGAAATCGAATGAAAAAAAGGGTTATTTTCACACTAAACCGGAGCACGGTAGAGAAATTAGAAACTCTACCGGATGGGAAGCGCTCGGCCTTTGTTTGTTTTCTTGTAAAGAGGGCGGGCAAGGAAGAGCTTATTGAATTCAAAAAACAGCTGAAGGAAGAAAAATCATGGCCATAACGATTTGCGATTATTGTTCGGCGGAGCATGTTCACGACGATTTCATAATTCCGGAACGATGCGACGTTTGCGCAAAATCTTTACTAGTTCCACGTGAAACTTAGTGCTTAATCCTGGAATTTTTTGCAGTGGAATTCTTTAATTTTTAGCCGATTGTCACGCTGGATTCGAATTTCTGTAGCGATTAGGGCAATATTTATTGCGAACCAAAGAAGGCTAGCTAGCGCTAAAATTCCCAAAAAGAATAAAGCCATCTCGGAATCATGACCCGATTTAGCCTCCGATTGCAACCCCTATGGCTTATCCAACCCCATGCCTATGGCTTATCCAACCCCATGCCTATGGCTTGTTATACCCCATGGCTTGTTATACCCCATGGCATGTTATACCCCATGGCTATGGCTACCCCCA